ACTCTGCTGGTGAATTATTATATAATAAATTTACGAGATATGGCAGACAAGATTTATGGTTACATAATTTAAGAGTTAGATTTTTACAAGTAAGAGATATATTTGATGTGTTAGGATTAACTTCTTTTCCATATCATAACCTATTTGATAAAGAATATTTAACACTTGTTGATACAGATTTAAAACTATTATTACAGACTTTAGAACAAGGTGTAATAGATAGATTGGCGCCAATAGGAAATAGACAGGCACAAAGAATGATGGATCAAAAAAGATTTAGTAATAATATTATGTTGTTTGAAGAATTATGCCAAATGGTAAATACACAAACGGCAAATAATTTAAAAGTCAAAGAACTCCAGCATTGACTTTAAAACAACAATGTGATATATTACATAATGCGGCTATCGTATAAAAGTATTACGGTGGGTTACCAACTCACAGACAGAGGAGCGTTACCTCTTAGCCGCTCCAAAATTAAAGGAAATATATTATGAATATGAGAGTTAAAAATCACACATTTAAATTTAGAGTAGGTGATTCAGAGGAAAAAGGTGGTTGTACATTTATCGGTGGCGAATGGAAAGATGTATCAACAGACGAGTTATTTAAAGATAAAAAGGTAGTATTGTTTAGTCTACCTGGTGCTTTTACACCAACTTGTTCAGGCCAACAATTACCTTTCTATGACGAAATGTATAATAAATTTAAAGACAAAGGCATTGATGATGTTTATTGTATATCAGTAAATGACGCCTTTGTTATGAATGCTTGGGCTAGAGACCTAGGTATTAAAAATGTTAAAATGATACCAGATGGTTGTGGTACATTTACAAGCAATATGGGTATGTTAGTTGCTAAACCTAAACAAGGGTTTGGTATGAGAAGTTGGAGATATTCGGCATTAATCAATGATGGTGTTGTTGAAATATTAAACGAAGAACCTGGATTTAACAACTTTTCAGATGACAATGACCCTTACGAAGTTTCTGATCCAGAAACAATGCTTAACAGCATTGACAAATAAACTACAATATGTTAAATTACTATATAATATGAAAGAGGTGATTAAATTATGAATCTATCAAGTGATACGGTTGCTGTACTAAAAAACTTCTCTGACATTAATCAAAACATTTTGGTTAAGCCAGGAAATAAAGTACAAACAATCTCAACAATGAAAAATATTTTAGCAGAAGCTGAAATATCAGAAAAGTTTGATAGCGAATTTGCTATATATGATCTACCAGAATTTTTAAGAGCAGTTGAGTTATTTCAAAAGCCTTCTCTTAATTTTAACGGTGGTTCAAATGTACAGATTGCTGATAACAATTCTAAACAATCAATTAAATACTTTTTTGCTGACAAGTCTGTTATTGTGGCGCCTACTAAAAACATCACAATGCCAGATAAAGAAGTTACTTTTACTTTAAAAAAAGATGACTTTGCCAAACTTCAAAAAGGTGTTACAACATTAAATCTACCAGACGTTGCTGTAAAAGGTGATGGTAAATCAATTACATTGGTTGCTACAGATAAAAAGAATAAATCATCAAATGATTATTCAATATCTGTTGGTGAATCTGATAAGAAGTTTAATGCTTACTTTAAAGCAGAAAACTTTAAAATGGTATCAGATGATTATGATGTTGCTATTTCTAAACAAAAGATAAGTCATTTTGTTAATAGAAACAAACCTATACAATATTGGATAGCATTAGAACCCGACTCTGAATTTTAAGGGAGGTTGTAATGTCTGATTTTTTATGGGTTGAAAAATACCGTCCTAAGAAAATTAGTGAGTGTATTCTTACACAAGACTTAAAAGAAACATTTACTAACTTCATTAAACAAAAAGAAATACCTAATCTACTATTATCTGGTAGCGCTGGTATTGGTAAAACTACCGTAGCAAAGGCCTTATGTGAGGAAATTGGTGCTGATTATATTATCATTAATGGTTCAGACGAGGGCCGTCATATTGATACATTAAGACATCAAGTTAAAAACTTTGCCTCAACGGTATCTCTTACCGAAGAATCTAATCATAAAGTTGTTATAATAGACGAGGCAGATTATATGAACGCTGATAGTGTTCAACCTGCTTTAAGAAACTTTATAGAAACATTTTATAAAAATTGTAGATTTATATTTACTTGTAATTTTGTAAACAAGATTATACCAGCTTTACATAGTCGTTGTACCGTAATTAACTTTTCTATCACAAATGGTCAGAAAGTAAAGACGGCAATGGCCTTTATGAAACGAGTTGAAGGTATTTTAAAAGATGAAAAGATTGACTTTGAAAAGAAAGTCTTATCTGAACTAATACAAAAACACTATCCAGACTTTAGAAGAATATTAAATGAACTACAAAGATATTCTGTTAGAGGTAAGATTGATAGTGGTATCTTGTTCAGTATGTCAAATGAGAATATAAAAGAACTCACAACGTCATTAAAAGAAAAAAGATTTAATGATATGAGAAAATGGGTGGTTCAAAACCTAGATAAAGAGCCTTCTCATCTATTTAAAACCATCTATGATTCTCTATATTCTAGTTTAGATACAAAGTCTGTTCCTCAAGCTATACTAATACTAGCTGGTTATCAATATAAGTCTGCTTTTGTAGCTGACCAAGAAATCAATATGGTTGCTTGTCTTACAGAAATAATGGCGAGTTGTAAATTTAAGTAATGGGAACTGAAAAAATAGGAATGGGTATTATTGGTGTAAGTAAATCTATTGAATATAGTACACCATTAAAAATAGTAAATCCTCTCATAAACGAATTTTCTCTTACAAAAGATGTTTGTGCTAGTAAAGATAATTATAAATTAAATGATTATTGGACAATAGATGATGACGCACTAACAAAAACTTGGAAAGGTAATTGTTGGTGTAATCCACCATTTAATAGACAACTAGGTAAATGGATTAGAAAAGCACATTCGGAAAGACATAGTGGAACTAAAGTATGTTTGTTTCCAGTTAGAGCAAACACTAAATGGTGGGCTGAAGTTTGTGTTGATAGTGAAATAAGATTTATTAACGGTGAAGTAAATTTTAATAATGAACCAAGGGGTTTGTGGGCTGCTATGTGTATTATGATATTCGGCGAACAAGCAAAAGTAGGAACGTTTTCTGTAATAAATTATAGGTTCTAAAAAAGTATATTACTAAATATGAAAAAGAGAAACCCAATAGCACTTGAATTGAGATCGCCAAAGTACAAAGCAAAAGTGGTGAAGCCCAAAAAAGGTAAGGGAAGTTTTAAAAGGAATAGTAATGGCAAGAAAAACGCTGTTTAGAGTAGTTGTAGTTAAGATAAGAATGTGGTGGGCCGACTTTAGAGGTCATCACGGTAAAGTTTGGGACTATGAACCAGGAGACTACTATATGGGTAGTCACAAAGGACACACTAAACATAAAAGAAAATAATGTACGAATTGAAAGATTATCTCAACGCTATTAATTTTAGTAAAGAGAAGTTATTAGATACAGACGATATAGTGTGGGAAAAGAAGTACCCACCCTATATAATTAACAAATGCCTATCAATGCATTATGATTGTATTGCTCAGGCTAATGAGATTAACGGATTTCACTTTCTTCCAAAGAGGATACAATTTCATTTTTTGATAAATAGTATCCGAAAGAGAAAACGATTTGGCGGTAAATGGTTATCATCTACCAAATTGAAGAATTTAGAGTATGTAAAAAATTATTATGGATATAGTAATGAGAAAGCTAAACAAGCTCTCAACATACTAAACGACAAACAAATTGAAGAAATTAAATTGTCCTTGAATAAGGGCGGGAGAAAAAGAAAATGAGTGAACAAGAAATACAATGGTCGCCAGAAAGTATGTTAGAAGTAACAATCAAACAGCCAGACGACTTCCTAAAAGTTAGAGAAACTTTAACAAGAATCGGTGTAGCATCCAGAAAAGATAAAACACTATATCAATCTTGTCATATTTTACACAAACAAGGTAAATATTTTATAACACATTTTAAAGAATTATTTGCTTTAGATGGCAAAAAAGCCACATTAGTTGAGAACGATATTCAAAGAAGAAATACAATAGCAATCTTATTACAAGATTGGAACTTAATTGATATAGTTGAAAAAACAAATGTTGAAAACAAGGCGCCATTAAGTCAAATTAAAGTATTACCATTTAAAGAGAAAAAAGAGTGGACGCTATCAGCTAAATATAATATAGGTAAAAAGGTTGAAGAAAAAAAAGAGGATGGATCCTAAAGAAAATACAACTGCTGATCTTATAACTAAAGCGTGTAAGAAAAAAGGCATTAAATGTATTATTGTAAATACTAAATCTACAATCATAACTCAAAAAGACGAAGACAAAAACACTTTAACTGTTTACAACTATGATGGTAAACAAGCTGAACACACTTTTACAGGTAGAGATACCGTTTGTATAGTTAGAGGTGGTGCTTTAGAAGATGAGGCAGGATTATCTATTATATCTGCTTTTCAAAACTCACAAGCATTTATGATGAACACAAGAGCGTCTATGCTAACTTGTGACAATAAATTAACAACAGCTTTACTATTTGAAAAGTATGGCCTTCCAACACCAAGAACAGCATACATTTCAAACGAAAGCAATATTAAAACTGCTTTAGATATGATTGGTGCTAAATTTCCAATTATTCTAAAGACATTAACAGGAACACAAGGCGTAGGCGTTATCAAAATAGAAAGTTACGAAGGCCTTGTGGCTACTGTACAGGCAATGTGGAAATTAGAAGCTGAACTTTTAATACAAGAATATATGCCTAGTGATTTTGATGTAAGAACTTTTTGTATTGACAATAAAATATTTGCTAGTACAAAGAGAACTCATAGTAGTTATGACTTTAGGTCTAACACACACAGAGGTGCTGAGGCAGAGCCATACATTTTAAGTAAAGAAGAAAAAGAAATAGTATTAAAAGCGGCTAGAGTATCCAGAGCATATATGGTTGGCGTTGATCACATTATACACAAAGGTAAACCATATCTATTAGAAATTAATGGTAGTCCAGGATCAGGTGCTGATTACGAGGGTTACCAACACAAAGATTATTATTCAGATTCAGAACCATCTGGTAGAATAGATGGCGAAGAAATGATGTCAAACGTAATAGATTGGGTAAAAGACAGAGCTCATTGGGATAGACAATCACTTATAGAATGTGGTTGGTTAGAAACGGTAGATTTAGATGAAGTAGGTAAAGTAAGATGTAAGTTTGATACAGGTAACGGTTCAAAGGCCTGTGCTTTACACGCCGATAAAATTTTAGAAGATGGTAAGATTGTTAAATGGAAATACAATGGTAAAACTTTTACTAAACCTAGACACGGTACAAGTAAAGTATTCAGAGCAAATGCTGAGGGAGAAGAGCCATCTGAAACACGACCAACAATTCTTTTGGATATTACATTTAATGGTTTCACGTATAAAGATATAGAAGTAGGTTTAGATCAAAGACCAAGATCAGGTTCAGACTTATTAGTAAACAGAGATTTAATGCGATTAATGAATATTAGTGTCAACTCTAATAGAACATTTGTATTAAGTAAACGATTGAAACCGGTAGAAAAAGACGGTAAAAAGACTAAAGTTGGCTTTGAAAAGAAATAACATTGCCTTTACTAGGTAATTGTGTTATATTATAAACAATAAGGAGAAATATTATGTCAAGTGAAGTAAAAATATTAAGACTATCTACTGGCGAAGATGTTATCGCTAAGGTAGGTGAAAATGATCAAGGTATAAGTTTAAACAAAGCGTTTGTAATTATACCTCAACAATCAGCACCAGGACAACCTGTTCAATTGATGATGTCTTTGTATAATGCTTTTGGTAAAAGTGATACCATTACATTAACAAAAGATAAGATTGTTTTTATGACCGATCCTAAAGATGAGATACTAAAATCTTACGAACAAAATACAAGTAGAATAATAACAAAAGCCTCAGGTTTAATTACAGAAAATTCAGTACCTAAACTTTAATGATTACTGTCTATTTTATGAGAGGACAGGAAAAGATTCCTGTTCAAGTTGAAGAAGGTATGTCCTTGATGGAGGCGGCTAGAGATTTTGCTAAAACATCAATAGATGAAATACCTGCTGATTGTTCAGGTTGTTGTGCCTGTGCCACTTGTCACGTTATTATAGACAGAGAATGGATAGGTAAAGTAGGTGAGGCAGATTATGATTCTGCTGAAACAGAATTAATTGAATATGAAAAAAACTATGATCGTATGAGAAGTAGATTAGCTTGTCAAATTCAATTAGAAAAAAAACATAATGGTTTGATAGCACATTTGCTTGATAATCATAAATTGTAAGGGGGATTAGCTCAGTTGGGAGAGCGCCTGATTTGCATTCAGGAGGTCGCAGGTTCGATTCCTGTATCCTCCACCAAAATTTATTATGAACTTTTATAAATCAGTTATTGAACACAGAGGTAAATTACTTGTTCGTGGTATTCACGGCGGTAAAGATTACAAAGAAAAGATTGACTTTGGTCCTACTTTGTATGCCTTGACACAACAAGAAACTGAATATAAAAATTTACAAGGTCAATATCTAAAACCTATTACATTTAAAAATATAGACGGTGCTCGTAAGTTTAGACGAGAAGTTGTGACACAAAACTCGCCAATCTATGGACTTGAAAGATACCATTATCAATATATTGGTAAAGAGTTTACTAAAAATATAGAGTGGTCAAAAGAGTTTATTAAAATATTTACACTTGATATAGAGACTAGTTGTGAAAATGGTTTTCCAGATGTAGAAAATCCTATTGAAGAATTACTTTGTATTACGGTTAAAAATCAAACTAACAAACAGATTATTACTTGGGGCGTAGGCGACTTTAAGACCGATAGAACAGATGTAACTTATGTAAAATGTAAGAATGAAAAAGAACTTATATTTGAGTTTATGAAATTCTGGTTAAAAAATCATCCAGATATTATTACAGGTTGGAATACAAAGTTTTTTGATTTACCTTACTTAATGAATAGAATTAAACTAATAGCTGGTGATAAAGTTGCTAGTAGAATGTCGCCTTGGAATTTAATACAAAGAGAAGAAATACAAGTAAGAGGTAGAACTCAAACTGTTTATGACTTATATGGTATTACAAATTTAGATTACCTTGACTTATACAAATGGTTCATACCACAAAGACAAGAGAGTTATAAACTTGACTTTATTGGTCAACTAGAACTTGGTCGTGGTAAAGATGAAATGCCATACCCTACATTTAAAGAATGGTACGAGAAAGACTTTCAATCATTTGTTGATTACAATATACAAGACGTAGAAATTGTTGATGGCCTAGAAGATAAACTAGGTTTAATTGACCTATCATTAACTGTTGCCTATGAAAGTAAAGTAAACTATGGTGATATATTTTCACAAGTTAGAGTATGGGATACTTTGATAGCAAATCATTTAATGAAAAAAAATATATGTGTACCTCCTAGAGAAGAACATATAAAAGAGACAAAGTATGAAGGCGCTTATGTAAAAGAGCCTCAACTTGGTCAGCATAAGTGGGTTGTTTCGTTTGATATTAACTCCCTATATCCACATATTATCATACAATATAATATTTCTCCAGAAAAGATATTAGGTGTTAAATCATCAGGTGTTTCTGTAACAAAGATGTTATCAAACCAAACACCACTTGCTCATTTAAAAACAGAGGGTGCTTGTATTACACCTAATGGTGCTATGTTTAGAAATGATAGTCAAGGTTTTTTACCTGAAATGATGGAAACAATGTACAATGAGCGTGTTATTTACAAGAACAGAATGTTAAAAGCAAAAAGAGAATATGAAAAAACTAAAGACCCTAAACTTGTAAAAGAAATATCTCGTTGTCATAATATACAATGGGCAAGAAAGATTGCCTTAAACTCAGCTTATGGTGCTGTTGGTAATCAATACTTTAGATACTATGATGTAAGACAGGCAAGTGGTATAACAACTGCTGGTCAATTTATTATTAGATTTATAGAAAGCAAAGTTAATGAATACTTAAACAGAATATTACAAACACACGACAAGATAGACTATATCGTGGCTTCAGATACAGATTCAATTTATGTTACACTTGACAAGTTAGTAGAAAAAACTTGTGAGGGTAAGACTAATGACCAAATATGTAATTTTATTGACAAGGTTGTTGGCAGTAGAATAGAACCATTTTTAGAAAAATGTTTTGGTGAATTATCTGATTACACAAATGCCTTTAAAAATTGTATGGTAATGAAACGAGAAGTTATTGCCGACAAGGGTATTTGGGTGGCCAAAAAGCGGTATATGTTAAATGTACTAGATGAAGAAGGCGTGAGACTCTCTGATCCAAAGTTAAAACTTATGGGTATAGAAGCTGTCAAGTCTAGTACACCGCAGGTCTGTCGTGGTAGAATTAAAGAGGCGATTAAAATTATTATGTCTAAAGAACAATCAGACTTACATAAATTTATTGCTGACTTTAAAAAGGAGTTTTTAGAACTACCTGCTGAGGCAATATCGTTTCCTAGAAGTTGTAATAATATTAAAAAATATAGAGACAATAATAGTGTGTTTATCAAAGGTACACCAATACACGTTAAAGGTGCTTTGATTTACAATTATCAACTAAAACAATTTAATCTAGGTAGAAAATATCCTTTTATACAAGATGGTGATAAGATTAAGTTTCTTAAATTATTAGAGGCAAATCCATTTAAGTTTGATGTAATAAGTTATATGACAAAATTACCAACAGAATTTAAATTAGAACAGTATATTGATTATGAAACACAATTTGAAAAAACATTTTTAGACCCTATGAGATTTATATTACAAG